GACCCGCGATCCACGCTCCAATAATGCTACTGTCGTTCCGACTGCAGCTTGTTGGTTCATGTCACCCACTTGTGCATCAGCGATGCTCGCGAATCGTTGACCTGCTTGCACGACTGTTCCCATTAATTGTAAAAGAGTTTGATCTGGTCCTTTAAATGGTAACTGCATAAATGCATCTCTAATATTTCCACCCGGAGCGTCGACATCTCTAAACTCACCAGGTTGTAATGGTTGTGCATCATCTCTAATTCTAATACCACGTTGTTTAAAACCAGCTGGTAAGTTTGCTAAAGTTCCTGCATCTAATAATTGTCTAAGAGCTGCAGTTGCAGTTCTAGTTAAACCACCAATCATGTGTATTAAACCAAAACCATAAAAACCTGTTCCTGGTAAAAATTTAAATTGTACAAAATATTTTATTTTTTCTTTTGCAGCATCATCTTGTGTATAATTTCTTCTAATAGATAAAATTTTATTGTTGGCTTCTGCAATTGTTACAATGTAAGGTAATTTAATTCCTGTAGGTTCTCCGTCTTGACCTATGTCTTCAAAACCCGGTAAATCTAAATTTACATGCATTTCTAAAATTGTATATTGATCTTCTTGACCGTCTTTTGAAATACCTTCTAGTTCTCTTTCTTTTGCTTCTAATTGATTTTCAGTTATAGGTGGTTGTCCGAGATCTATATCTCTATAAAAATTTGAAACTTGTTGTTTTCTTAATTCGTTTTCTGACATTTTAATTACATGCACAATTGCTTCTGCATCTTCTAATGAGTTTGCAGAATATGGTACAATTAAATCATCAGCTGGTACAAATTTAGAAACAGCTCTACCTAATAAATCATCATAGTAAACTTTTTTAAAAGTAGAACCTGACAATGGTAAATAAAATAACATTTGATCAAACTCTGGTTCATACTCTTCCATTTGATCCATGATTTGATAATTCATAAAATCTTTTACTCTGTGTGCTTGGTCTTGTTTTTCGTTTGTAATATCACCTAAAATTTGTGCACGCACAGGACCATCTGCAGGTAATAATTCTTTGTAAGCTTGCGCTTGAAACTGTGTTACGGCTTCTGCAAGAACAGGGTGATTAACACCTGATGCACCTCTAAACGGTTCTGTTCTTCTTTCGTATTTAAAACCTAATAGTTCTAATCCTTCTCTGTAAGATTGTTCCCAATCTCCACGAGATTCTTTGTACTCTGTATATTTGTCAAAAAGATTAGAACCAAGTTCGTCTAAGTCTTGGTCATCCATAACTTCTGCTAAGTTTTGAAAATGAGTTTCTGATTCTAAATTTTCTTTTCTTGGATCAAAAGATATTTCTGCCCCACCCATCTCGTCCATTATGACTTCTGGTTTTTGTGGATCTTTTGGTAGATCTTGTCCTGGTATCGCAACTTCTTGCTCTACAAAAGCTTCGTCAGATACGGGAGTATTCGGTAATGCGTCGTCTATTTCTGCCATGTCTCTTTCCTGTTAGTTATAACACACCTTCATAAGTTGGTTTTGCAAGTATACTGAATATTCCTTGATTTTGCAATGGTGTTTCTTCTACCATACTTTCAATGCCGTATTTATAATACGGACCCATTAGACTTTTTCTATTTGCTTCTCTAGCTGCATTTACTTCTGCTCTTGATGGTGGTATTTCATCATCATCAACCATAGTCATTGCAGTTTGATCAAATTTTAAATCTGCCATGTTTCTAAGTTTTTCTGCTTTTGACATTGAATCTAATTTTGCTTGTAAATTTTCATCTGCAAAAGTTTTAGGTGTGTATAAAAGATCTCCTTCAAATTTTAAATCATCTCCTCTTTTACCTTTAGCGTAGTCACTAACAAATTTTCCTGCGCCAGCCGCAGTTGTTGGTAAATTTATTAAGTCTTGAAAAAAACTTTGAGCCACATATTTACCAGCCGTTTTTCCTCCTGCTCCTTTTGTAAACGCTTCTGATGCATCCATAGCTGCAAACATAGGATCAACTACAAGAGCAGCTGTACCAAAAGCTTTTGCAATAGGTTTCATAGTTTTTGCAACTTTAGCTATTGATTTTTTTATAGATTCAGGAACTTCTATTCCTACATCTTCTAAAGCAGGAACAGCTGGAAAACTTAAAAATCTAACTCCTCTGGATTTAGTAAATTTTCTTACTTTATCTACATCTTTATAAATATCTTCTAAATGAGATGTTAAAATTTTATCTGCATTTTTACCTTCGGCAATTAATTTAATTCCTGTTTTAAGTTTTTGAGGTAACTCTTTGTACACAGCTCTATTTAAACCATCGTTAGCTATAAAAGTTCTAATTGAATTTTTAGTTTTGCTTAACAAACTATCATTTAAACTTACATTAGGAGATTTTATTTTTATTTTTCCATCTTTGCCCACAGAGTATCTTGCTTGTTTTACTCCATAATCTTTTTCAGCTCTAGCTGCAAAATCATCTGCTTTTTTTACAAACGCTTTCTTTTCATCTAAAGTAGTTGCCTCTTGTAAAGCTTTTCTTAAATTTAAATCAATATTTCTATCTAAGTATTGACCTTTTAATAAATTAGCAGTTTTTGGAACTCCTTTTTGATTTGTTCTTTCTCCATATTCTTGAGAAATAATTGTACCTAAAGCTTTTGCATCATTTAACAAAGCTGCTCTTTTTATTCCTGAAGCATGTTCCGGACTAAACTTAACTCTATCATCAAAAATTTCTTTCATAACAGCAGGTTCAGTTCTTGTTAAATAACTCATATAATTTTTTGCTGTAATAGGAATTTTTTTCTTTGTTTGTTTATTTATAAAAAATTTTGGAACATATCCTTTTCTTTGAGCTTCTGGTAAAAGTTGTTGAATTTTATCATAATACTTTTGCCAATTTTTAGTTATTTCTTCTGGATTCTTAGGAACGTTTGTTTGAATAGGAATGTCTAATGCTTGTTTTATTAAATTATTAATTCTAGTTTGATTTTTTTCTACTCCAGTAAAAGAAGTAAGTATTTTTTCACCTTTACCTCTAAATAAACTTCCTGCTTTCTTAATATATGGGCTTCCTTTTATAGTTCCTTTATCTTTTCCTGTAGAATATTTTACGTATTTAGGAAAATTTTTTTCCATAAATTCATAAAAATCTTTTCTCATTAAACCAAAATTACCTTCTGGCAATCCTTTATATTTTTTTGCATTATTTTTAATCCATCTTTCTCCTGCAATTTTTGCTTTTTTTAAACCTGCATCATCTGCTTTTTGATTACGTTCAGCTAATTTTTGAAAAGGTTTTAAAAAACTAACTTCTAGTTTTCCATCTATATATCCTCTAATTGTAGTTACCGGAGATATTTGAACTCCTTTTTTCTTTCCTGTTTTATAAAATTGTTTAGGTTGTTTGTCATAATATTCTTTGTCACCTTGATAAATTTCGGTAGCAATTTCAAGTAAAGTTTTTCCAGCTTTAAGATCTTTTTTTAAATCATCTAATTTATATTTGTTAAAAGGAAGTTTAGATGCTTTTTCTGTTGCTACATCTATTGCTTTTTTATTGTGAGCTTTAATAAAATTTTTTACTTCGGTTTTATTTCCAACAAATGTAACTCTTTCACCTTGTGATCCTCCTATTTTATGAACTCTTATAGTATATTTACCTTTGTTTTTTCCTTGTGTTAACTTTTTTGCTTTATCAAAAGTAACTGTTCCGCCTTGCACAAATTTTTTTCTAAACATTAAATTAACACCATCTCTATCCACATCTACTTCAAACATTTTATTGTCGTCGTAGTAACCACCACCAACTTTTAAATCTGGATTGTATCGAAGACCGTATTGAAGCTTACCTTCTTTCTTTGCTTCTTTTAAGGTGTCTATTATATTCTCAAATAGTCCGGCCATTAGTCCTGCCTGTCGTATAAATATACTCTTCCGCCGTCTGAATAATCTTCTCTATCTTTCTTTTTTTTTACTGATCCACCTTTATTATATCCTTGTCTCATTGCTTCACGCACCGCTTCACCAAAATCATAACCGTCGTCCATAAGCTCTTCTACTTTTTTTCGTAAAGCTGCTTCATATGAACCATTAGTCGAACCACCTTCAGACATTTCTTGTCTGTCGTAAAGATAAACTCTACCACCATCGTCGTAACCATTAATAAGTCCACCATCTTTTCTAGGAGAACCATAATATCCTCCAGGAACACTACTTGATTTTTGTACCTTACCTTTAGTAATACCTCCTCCTTGATCTGTTCTACCTGCTTGAAAAGCCATACCTTCACCTGTAAAGTTTTCTCGTCCAATTTGACTTAAAGATTTTCCTGCAGCAACTTCTGCTTCAATTTTTTGCTGTAATTCTATTTGTCTTTGTTTTTCTGCTTCTTGTTTTTTTATTTCTTCTTGTTGAGCTTTGTAAATTGTAGAGTCTACAAATTTTTGTTTTTCTTTTTTAACTTTATCTACAAATTTAAATTTGTAATTAATTGCCTTATCAGAATCTTCACCATACTTATCAATAATATCATTATATTTATTAGTTACTTTTGTTTCATATTTATTTAATTGTTCTAAATAATCATTAGTTCCAAAACCAGATATTACATTCTGTCCTGATAGAACAGACTCAGGTCCATATTTTAGAAGACCTGATTTTGAATCTCTACCAATAAAACCATCTTGTCCTTCTAGATAATTTAATTGTCCTTCAAATGCAGGATTAAATTGTCCTGATGCCGGGTTAAGTGGACTTCTTGAATACGCCATTAGTGCACCAGGTAAAGGTAGTCTTGGTTGATTAGCTAATCTTGTTCCAAGTGTGCCTCTAACTTTTGGTTGAAAAAATCTATTGTCTGTAAAAAAATCTTTTACAGCTGTAATACCTTTGTTTATTAAAGATTGCTTTTGTGGTTCTTCGTAAACACTTTCAAAAAAAGCTTTTCTTATATTTGGATTAGTGTCAGGATTAAAATCTATTGATGTATCTTTTATAACCTCTCCTGAAGGAGAAAAATTTTTATTAAAAGTTGACATTGTATAACCACGTGATGGATTGCTGGCTTCCAACCTGTTTAAAGTGTCATAAAAACCAGAGCCCATTGGATCTAATCTTCCTCTACCTGTCAATTGAGCTGCAGGATTTATATTAGGATCAGACTTAGAACCTCTTGGTTGTGTTCTTGTAAATGTTTGTTGTAATTCTTGTATGCCTCCACCTCTATCTTGATTTAAATTTTGTCCTATAATGTTTTGAATACCATCTGCAGGAGGTGTTGGAGTTGGTGTAGGTGTTGGAGTTGGCGTTGGTGTTGATTGACCAAACCCAAACAAATCTAAATATTGTTGTTGAGTATATCTACTTTGTAAAGTTGGATTAGAGTTATATGTGTCTATTAAAATTTGTTGTGTTGCCATTAGTAATAAGTTCTCTCTGTTCTAGGTAATGCATTATCCTTTTCATCATCCGGGTGAGCTACAAATCCACCTTGACGGAATCTCATTACCGCTTGTGTCATACTATCCACCAAATCATCATGATCTCCATAAGGAAATGATGCACACTCTTCAATAACCTCTTCAGCAAACTTATGATCTGGAGCCCAAATTACGCCCGACTCAAATAACGGGGCCACAGCATTAACCCTAGCGTGTTTGTCGTTTCCTTTACTAGGTGTGTAATTTATAACAGGAATACCCATTTTTCTCAACTCATAAGTTAAGGGTAATCCAGATGCTTTGGATTCTATAATAACCGTTTCAGGATTCCAATATCTATATTGTTCTAACGCTGTTTTACGTAACTCTGGAAACTCTAATCGTTCTTTTAATGCATCTAGTAATATTAAATTAGGAGGGCTATCATCGTTAGGTTGAAATACTCCCCATGTCGTTATCGCACTGTAGTCGGCTGTTTCTTTTTTTAAAAAAGCTGTATCGTAAGATTGTATTATATGTTGCAAAGGTGGTATTGCATCCTTCTCCCATGTTTGCCACCATTCTCTTTTGATCAGCGATCCTTCTTCCGCTGTTGGATTTTGCATCCACTGCGCGTTCCATTTACCAATAGAGATAGAAGCTTTAACTCCATCTAGTTCTTCCTTCTTCCAATACTCAGGCCAGACAGGTTTGTTGCTTGGCATGATTGCAGGAAATTCTATAACCTCCCACTTATCAGATTTTAATTCTTTTTGTGATTTAAGTAACATACCAGTCAAGTCTTTCATGTTCCATCTAGTCATTACAACTACGATTGCTCCACCTGGTTGAAGCCTTTGACGTGGTCCTGATGTATACCATTCATAAGCTCGCTCAAGAGCTGTTACATTTAATGCATCTTGTTCAGAGTGCGGGTCATCTATAATCAATAAGTCCGCTCCACGGCCCGTGATTGCTGATCCAACACCGGCTGCATAGTATTCACCACCTTGTTCGGTTTCCCATTTACCAGCTGCTTGACTATCTTCTCTAAGTCTTGTTTTAAAAACTTCTTTGTACTCAGGAGAATCCATAAGCGTCTTTGCCTTACGACCAAAACGAATAGCTAATTCTGTTGTGTGAGTTGTTTGTATAATTTTAAGATCAGGTTTACGTCCTACCATCCAAGAGGGTAGAAGATAAGACGCGAACTCTGACTTAGTATGCCTAGGCGGCATATTAATAATTAACCTTTTAATTTTACCAGAGGCAATCTGATTGAATTTGTCAGCAATTTTTTTGTGATGTTTGCCCTCGATAAACTCTGGCCATACGTGTTTAACAAAATCTAAAAACGAGTCGTGGACCTTGGATTGTTTGGTCTTTTCGTTTAGCTTCATAGCTAGTTTTAGGAATTCTTTTTGCGCGTCAGGCGGGAGTTTGTCTATAATTTCTTGTTTCATAAAAATTTTTGCAGAATTTTTTAGGCTCTGTTTTCCTCTTCATAACGGTTTTACAGCCTGTATATCTCTAAATCAAGGCATAAAGGTAAATCTATTGGGACCCCTTTTACAAAAAAGGGTGGTGGGGGGGTCGCGATACAACCTGTGATATATAGTGTTTTGGTACCTCTATTGGGTGTGTTGAGTTATGTTAGTCTGGTCTTCCATGTTTAAGCAGAGTACTGCACCATAACTCTAACACATATGGGATTATATATTATATAAAAAGTAAAGTCAACAGTTATTTTGTGGTGGACCAAATTTATTTGGTCCACCAATTAATCACAGAAAGATTAATCTAGTAAGACCATATATTCTTTAGTGAAATTTCTAGAGAACCAGTCTAATCCTTTTTGCATTGTCTTATAGTCCTCGGTTCGCTCACAACCTATGATTGTGTCATAGATTGCAACAGCAAACGCCGGTAGCTTTGCTGACGCTTGAAAAGATTCATCACTGAATCTATTAAAGATTGTCATTTCTTTTGTAGGCTCTGCACCAAAATAACATTGGTCGAATGGTTTTGGTATGTCGTATGTTTTGCCTTTGTATTGTATTTGCATATTATCCTTTCTGTTATGTGTGGGATTATATACTATTCTAATCCTTTTGTCAATAGTTATTTTTAATTATTTACAATATTCCTTTCTGCTCCTGTTATCATATTGCGTTCAATGTATTCTGGTTGATCTGGTCTTACTTTATAATTATCATCATATCTATTTTGGTTCCAAACCTGTCGCCACGCATTATCTTCTGTTAATTGTATGGGCTGCGTTACTCTACCAAAATAATCTACTGCTCTATTACCATATGTATCAAACCAATCATTCGCACATTGTAAAGAACACGCGTTACCACTTAAATAATAAAAATGACTTCTTCTTCTAGTTTGATTTACTTTGTTTCCTTTTGGTCCTCGTTTCCTGTCCTGTGTGTTGTAAGTATGGCACCTCGGTCCTTGGCAACATTTCATTCGTCCCTCGCTCTATTTTCTGCGCAACTTGGTAAGCTTGTCCAAAATGCAATTAAACCTGCGAACGAAACTAATAAACCTACTGTTGTGTATTCTGTTGAATGGATTGCAAGTATTAATCCTAACATCATAAGTGCAAAGCCACACAAACTTTTTATTAATAATAAATAAATCATATTATCCTTTCTGTTTTTTATGTATGGGATTATATACTAATCCCATACATTTGTCAAGTGTTAATTTACACTTTCTTTTTTTTCATACTCCATACGCAACGCAATCTTTTGCTCTCTTGTCATTGTAGTATTTTTCATGCCCTTAATCATACTTGCTAAATTAACAGGATTGTAAATTGTTAATCCTGTCGAATTAACTCTTACAAGTTCTGCCTCATCAATAGTAATACCAAGTTCGGTCATTAACTCTACACCCTCACTTAAATATCTATATGCTTTTAATCCTGTTTTCATAGCTTGTTTTTGTTTTTCAATACTATCTATCCATTTTTGATGACAAGTGATTACATTTGCTTTTGCTTGTTTTAACATTTTAAAAACTTCAAATTCTTCTCTTGTACAAGCAATAGTTCTTGAACGACAATGTGATGTTCCAATAATATCTAAATACCATTGACTATCAAAAGTTTTTGTAATTCCAATAGCATTATCATCATCAGAATTGTATCTTGAATAATTACTATATCCAAGTGCCTTGTCATTTGCGTCCATGTGTTTAGTTTTATGTGGGTTATCTTCTTTGCCATTTTGTTGTGCAAGTATATCTGGGTTGCACTCTTTAGCAACTAACTCATCTCTTTTATAAGCATAAGCGAATTGTTTTCCACTTGTGTTGTCATAACTTGAATTGTTAATTGCACCATATAAACCAAAGTCAAAATGTTCAGATACATTTCTGTCGTCTTCATCTTCATTTTCTTCTAGTTCATCTTTTGCATAAGAAAAATAAAAACATTTATCTTTTGCAACAACATCTAAAGGTTGTCCATATTTCTTTTTAAGAGATTTACATAAGTCAACATCTTCTTTTGGATATGCTCTTTTAACTACAAGTTCAGCTAACATAAAAGCAT